ACTATCACTATTCAAACCAGAAAAAGGTAATGATTATGCGTTTATAGATCGCAACATATCTGAAATGTTTCAGATAGGTGGTACAGATGCCTACATACACAAATACATTTCACCCAACGATCAAGGTTCATCTGAGGATGCTACACAACCACAAAGATCCGGTGATGGTCTCAACGAACTGGCTATACAAGATATGTTGTTCTTGGAAAATAGAGATAGAAAATATGATCCAGATGTTTATCACACAAGAGTAATATACAATGTGTCAGATATAGATTTTGATCTGTCGCAGTTTGGTCTGTTCTTGCAAAACGATCAATTATTCATGACATTTCATATCAAAGACATTGTTGAAGCACTTGGTAGAAAAATTATGTCAGGCGATGTTATTGAATTGCCACATTTGAAAGATGACCATTCACTAGACGAAACAGACACAGAAACATTAAAAAGATACTATGTGGTTGAAGATGTATCCAGAGCATCAGAAGGTTATTCAAGAACATGGTGGCCACATTTATATAGGGTCAGAGTCAAGGGTATCACTGACGCACAAGAATTTAGAGATATACTAGGCGATAAAGATGAAAACACTGATCAGAAAACAAGAGACAAAGAATTAGAAATTAATGATGCAATAGTAACACAAGCAGAAACTGATGCACCGTTGTCGGGATACAACAATCAACAATTTCATGTTATGCCTACAGACGAAGAAGGCAAAGTTGCACTTGTTACTGTAGATGATGCTGACCTACTCACAAGTACAGGACACATCAACGTCGACAAAGTTTATGGCAGTCCACAGTCAAATGGTTATATCGAAGGATACTTGACTGGCGATGGAATTCATGCAAATGGTGAAACAGTTACATTTGGTACTTCATTTCCAAACAGTCCAATTGAAGGTATGTTCTTCTTGCGTACTGATTATGCGCCAAACAGGTTATTTAGATTTGACGGGAGACGATTTGTGAAAATAGAAGATAATGTCAGAATGACAATGACACAAAACAACACAAGAAGCACAGAAAAAACAAGTTTCATTAATAATTCAAATGCAACAACATTGAAAGATGGTTCAAGCACTACAAGTGAACGTGTTGCACTGAGTAAACTATTAAAACCACAAGCGGACAATTAAGATGCAACATTTTTACGATGCTCAAATAAGAAGATACATTTTACAATTCATACGAATGATGAGTAATTTTTCTTATGTTACCGGCAAAAACTCTAAGGGTGTGTCGGAAACTTTACAGGTGCCAGTAAAATATGGTGACATGAGCAAACAGGTAGCACAGATTATTCGAAAAGGATCTGAGAACACTTTAATTCCGGCACCGCAAATATCATGTTATATTACAGATATGAGATATGATAGAGAAAGAATGTACAATCCATATCATATTGATAAAAAACATATACGAGAAAGAAATGTTGATCCTGCAACTGGCAATTATACTAGCGAGCCTGGGCAGTCACATACCATCGAAAGAATTATGCCTACACCATTTGAGTTGTCATTTAGAGCAGATATATTTTCAACAAATACAGATCAAAAACTACAGATACTAGAACAAATTTTGGTGTTATTCAATCCAGCACTTGAATTGCAAACTACTGATAATTTTTTAGATTGGACATCATTGTCATTTGTAGAACTGACTAACATTAACTTTTCATCAAGAGCAATACCGTCTGGAATTGCTGATGATATTGATGTTGCAACACTAGATTTTAGAACACCAATTTTTATTTCGCCACCGGCCAAACTGAAAAAATTAGGTGTAATAGAAAAAATTATTATGAGTATCTATGATGAAGATGCAGGCTCAGTTGACATAGACGGTATACTTGGCGATACTTTACTTTCAAGACAGTTTGTTACTCCAGGACAATTTGGATTATTGGTATTAGGCAACAGAGTCACATTATTAAGTCAAACAGGCAACAACACTCGACATATGAATAATAAAAATAATGAAGCATTTAAACAAGATACAACGCACGGAAATCGCACCCATTGGTTACAACTAGAAGCCTTGTATGCAAAAGAATTTAGAGGCGGTTTATCAACAATACACCTACAACAATCAACCACAACTATCAATGGTGATGATATCATTGTTGAAGTAACCGGCACCATTGCACTGGACCCGCAAGATGAATTGACAATGCTGATCACTATAGATGAAGATACTACTCCAACAAATACAATTAATGCCGTTGATGCTGTCATAAATCCTCAAACATATAATGCAACCAACGACGTCGCAGGCACAAGATATCTGCTTACAGATGATATAGGTAGTTCAACAACTCTTGATGCAAACAAAACTACGCCATGGGGAAGTCTTGTTGCACAAGCAAATGATATTATAGAAAAAGTTGGTACAGAATGGATAATAGATTTCAATGCAAACTCAGACGATTCAACTCAACTGGGTCTTGGATTACTGGATTCATCAACATTTGTTGACAGCACTGCTGGGACCGTTAATGATGATAGTTCATTTACCAGAGTACAATATGTAACCAATATCACAACTGGTATTCAATACAAATGGACTGGCTCTATTTGGGTTAAATCATATGAAGGATTTTACGAGCCAGGAACTTGGTCTATTACATTTTAAAGCATAAAATATTACATGAGTGAAATTAATGCTTCAGGCTGTTTATTCTATGCCAAGTCAACAAAACGTTTTTTGTTTCTTAATAGACAACAAAAACAAAAAGGCACATGGGGCATGGTGGGCGGATCCACGCATGATACCGAAACTCCATGGCAAGGATTACAAAGAGAAATTACTGAAGAAATTGGATTTCAACCAACAATCACAAAAACAATCCCATTAGAATTATTTGTTTCTAAAGATACTAGATTCAAATTTCACACATTTGTTTGTGTGGTTGATACAGAATTTGTGCCTAAATTAAATGTTGAACACAGTGGCTATGCCTGGGTAAGTGTAAATGTTTGGCCGTTGCCGCTACATGAAGGTGTCAAAAAAACTTTACAAAACAAACAAATTGAAACAAAGTTACAAACAATTTTAGATTTAATAGTTTAAGATTTTGCGTTGACATAACATAAAACAACGCCAATGTCTTCTGTTGTTTTATCTTGTAATGCTCTACCAATCACTGTGAATGCTGTGCATTCTGACATCAGTGCCTTACGTGCAACACCTGGAGTCGATGATGTGACAAGTCTGTCGCCTTTGCTGATTGGGCCTATCACTTTTACATCTGCCCTACCAGTCAATGCTACTAGTGGATGAGTATCATCTGGAAGTCCATCATTCATTTTGAATGCCGCTTGATCCTCATGAGATATTACGCCAAACACATCTGGACTTACTGCTTGTGTAGTTTTGGTGATTTCATTAGTGCCACCTATCTCGACAATGTCACCTTTCTCCATCACAGCATCAGCATGATAACGCTCTGCCAAGTCAGAGTATTGAGCGGCAGATGCCGTTCCTGTTAAGGTACCTACAAATCCTGTTGCAGTGATTTTGCCTGTGCTTGGATTATATGTACATGTACCATCTGATTCTAATCCAAGGTTACCACCGTCTAAGTCTCCACCGGCCGCAAAAATAAGAGGATTGTTTTCATTGGTTGATTCGTTGTCTGTAATAGTGACAGTTGACGCTAGTGTGGCAAGGTTTACTGTGGTTCCTGCAATTACATCTGCGATAGCAGTGCCACCAATTGTTAATGCGTCTGTTTCTAAAGTACCATCTATGTCAGCGTTACCTGATATATCTAATGATCCTGCATCAAGTTCACCTGATAGTGTGACATTTCTCAACCCAGTATAATCTTTGTTTGAATCTAAAATAACAGCTTTGGATGCAATAGCATTTCCAACTGCTGTACTGCCAAGATCTAGTGCATTAAGTTCGCCAACCACTGCTGTTATGCCATCTAGTGCATTAAGTTCTGCCGCTGTAGATGTTACACCATCTAGTATATTCAGTTCTGCCGCTGTAGATGTTACACCATCTAGTATGTTAAGTTCTGCCGCTGTTGAAGAAATTGCAGTGCCATTGATTGCCAGTTTACCTGTTACAACATTAAACGTTGCATTGTCTTCAATACGTGCAACTTCTGTTCCATCTCTCTGTTGGAATATGATGTCTTTTGCATCTACAATTGGTTTGATAACAACATCACTAGATGAGTTTACTACACTTAATATGTGAGTGCCGCCTGCTTTGAATTGGAAGTCATTGCCACCGGCATCAAGTATAATGTCAGCCGCGGCATCTACTGTGAGGTTATTTGCTGATATGACCAAGTCAGTGCCATCACCTTCAATTTTTTCCGAAGCACCACCAAACACAATACCAACGTTGTTTGGAATGTGTACATCCGATGTTGCCGCTAAAGTTATTTTGGCTCCTGAAGTGACCGTTAAGTCTGTGTTATCACCTTCAATCTTCTCACCTGTACCAAATGTTATTCCTACGTTTGCTGGTACAACAACATCTGAAGTAGCAGTTAAATTAATTTTGGCTCCTGATGCAATAGTTAAATCTGTACCATCGCCTGATATTTTTTCTCCTGAATCAGCAAACCTTAGTTCCTTGCCAGACGCAACTAGTAATGCTGACACATCACCATCAAGTCTAAACACTTCAGTAGCAGAGCCACCGTCGTTTACAGTGAATATTAAATCTTTGTTTGATGTAGAATTTGCAACTGTAACATCACCACTTGATTCTGTTGCCGAAAATCCTCCATCTAATGTGATTGTGCCACCTGTAATAGTGCCACTTGCTGTTAAGTTT